TTAGAAACAGAGGGCGCATTCACCAATACTACCTCGCTTAGTAGTTTTGCTCAAGGAGATAAGGTGTATAGAAGAAGAATGTCGCACTTAGACTCAACCTACATCACCTCGGCAAACTTTGAGGAAAGCAAGTTATCCCGAATGTCTGGCCTTGTTCAAGCGACTTCATATCCTACAAAGCACTGCGATATTGGTTCGCTGATTACAAATGCAAACGACGACTACGGCCTTCTCACCATTACCTTTGGCAATAACATTTTGGATAGCACAAGCGGTCTTGAGAGAGTGCAAGGAAACTTTGTTCTCTACTACGAAGTATTCTATGGCGCGGTTGAACAGGTGGAACGCCGCCTTGAAGAAGGGCAGACTTTTATGGATATTAAATCAAGAAACTCTCTCGCTAAGTTAGTAGATGTAATCGTCAATAAAAACACTCTCTTCTCAAGTGATGTTATTTATAGTAGTCAAAGCCCATACAATGATTTGATTACCACTGGAAAAACCGCCACTTGGAACTTCAATAGTAATCAAGTGGTATTTACTAGTTCAATTTCCCTCTCTGACAATGACCATCTATGGTGTGAACATGGTTATATTGGCCAAGTAAATGGAAACCAAACTGACACATCTATTGGGTTGCACACTTTTCCATATAGCCGTTCATCAACGGCAACAACCGTATTTAAAGAAAACTCAAAACTCTATATGTTGAATAAGGCTCTTGCAGGGAATAAAGATGTGGCTTCTATTACAAGCCTTACGGGAACAAGCGATAAGGGTTTTCATTTTAGAGATGGAATTAAATTAACTGGAGACTTTGATGCGTTAGCAGATGGAGCGACATTGGTTGGAACCTCGGATGATACTTCTACTAAAGCAGTAGGTTATAACATTGATAAGGTGAAGAATGTTGAAGGAGATTTAGACTTCAATTTAGATATTACAGGTTTTTCCGATGATATTGTAAATACGCTCATTGACTTTACCATTCTTTCGGTAAAAGGCGGAGATACAAAAACAGTAAAACTGGCACCTTATATGCCCCTTACTTTAGGGAGAGAGAAGGATAACAGAGCGACTGTTGATGATTCTTTTACTAATTTGGCTCAAATATCTATAGCCGCCTCAAATACAAATGTAATTGGTTGCACACCTAGCACTTTTACAAATTACGATTTACAAATTGGAACAAGCATTTATATTAATAGTGTTTTTGTAGGAATATATTTAGGATATAGAGTAAGAGCAGGGGATAACCCAATCGTTAGAACCGATATTTATTTGGATAGGCCGATTACTGCATCACAAAGCGATTATTTACAAATAGGGAACGGTAAAAAGACCCGTAGTTTCTTATTTACAAACGGTGCACATTTGCATGGTTCAAAGGTCATTAACTATCTTGGGCCACATAATCTCCCAATTGATTTTAGTTTAGCAAGTGTTTATACAAGAGCACCAACTGAATTATCAATAAAACATAAGTTTGGTGCAGATATTATTCGCCTTAAAAACATTGAAAGGGGTAGGTTAGGGGAGGATAAAACCTACTTTTTAACAGCAGACTCCGATAAAGGGAGAAGACAATCTTACTATGGAGATAGCCCAGTATTAAATTACTTTGCAGAGGGCTTGCAGGGGCATCCTGATTTTTCTACTGGATTAACGGTGCATAGCAAAACAGGAACAGGAAACAATATTAATCACGCTATTGCTACTAGAGGATATAAACCAATTATTGGTTCTTCTTATGTAGATAGAGAGTTTGTAAGTAGTGTGGATTCAAATTCTGTTATTGCTTATTCTGAGCCTCACATTAGAACAAGTTCAGCATCAGGCCATATCGCAAACTACCCAAACCCTCTTGACACCAGAGATAAGTTTTTTCAAATTGACCCGAAAGCAGCAAGACTGTTTTTATTCTGCAACTCTGATAGATTGCTCTATTCATCTACTCGTAAAGATAGTTTGATGGTTGCTAAATCCTCGGATTCTGCGGCAAATAAATTCTTAGAAGCACACGGTCTGTTATCACTATCCCCTCCAAGAAAAACAACCTCTTCATCAACAAAGGATGAAATTGTTGGAGACTCTTCAACTATTACTCATTTAGATACCGATTACAAACATTCTTCTATTATTAGTAGCAATAAGATTTTATCTAATCTTAAGAGAATTGGATTGATGAGACTCACAGATGTTGTGTATGATTGGGCATTTAATCCAATTAATCCTGAATTTGATGTTCCTAGCGACAGAGTGATTGAATCCGTAAAAGTTCCTTTCTTTGATACCGTTAAGGTTCAGGACAGTGGAGGAAATGATTTAACAGTTTCTTCGGTAGATAATGGAGGAATCGTTATGAATACCACTGTTGATAATGTCTCCGCGAATGATTTGATTTTAGATGTTGATAATAATAAAATTGTTGGAATTGTGACTGGACTTGCGACAGATACCACAACTAATGATAAAATTAACATTGGTTTCTACAATGCTACTGATTCAGGCTCAAGAAAATACTCAAGCGGAGATAATGTTTTCTTTGTTCAAAACGCAAAACTGGTTGAATTTAGTAGAGTGGTTGGTCGTGGTGAAGAGGAAACTATGCTTTTTAATGTTGCAGAAACAGGAAGTGATGCTACTAACATTCATATGCTAAAAGGAGTGATTACTAATGATGATTCTCCTACTGCTTGGGCTAGTTATTACAAAGAAGAATCTACTTCAAATATGGCTAGTCATTTTTCTAAATTACAAAAATCTACGACTCATGGAATACAAACATTTCTTTTACCTATTGCGTTTGAAGGAATATATAGAGCGTCTTTTCCTAGCACTGCTACTTACGATGACCCATTTTATACATTTTCTATTCAAATTTCTAGTTCAAATTGGGGTGCAACTCAAGATGCGGATAGAAAAAGCCAACTCACATATACTACGAGTGAAATATTTAAATTCTTCAATGGCTTAGAAGGAGGAAATACTTCTAATTCTGGTAAAACTTTTGGAGAAACTTCTGCATCTGCTATTAAAATTGTGGCTCTTAAAACATTCAAAACAGAAGATTCTAATTTAGATGCTGGCTTAACTTCTCCATTTTTACATAAGGCTTCACTTGGATATACTCTTTCTAATCCCCTCAACAATGCCACACCTCAAGGAAGATTCCTTACTTATCCAACATTTAATCTTGATACGGCGGATTCTTTCTTTTCATCATCAGCCGATACAACGGGTGGCGCGTATCTTGGGTTTAAGCCTCACTTAATCACTTCATCTGTTTCAAATAATAGTGTGGTATCAATTAAAAATACGACGCTTAAGAGATTGAGCATTGATTTAACGGGAGATAATCATTTCTTAAAGTTTGTAGATTTAACTGGTTGTTATTTAGTTCCTGCTGAAAAAGGAAAGCACTATGAATCAAACGATGTAGTTTCTAGTTCTTCTCTCAAAAGCAACCATGAAATGACTATAAATGACAATGAAATTATTTATGTAGTTTCCCATGAGTATGATATTTCCGATAACTCTGGCAACCCCACCTGTGTTTTGATTACTGATGAAGTGCTTGCATCAAATACAAAATATAAAATTATGCAACCCAATCCCATCTGCTTCTGGGATAAATCGCCAAATAAAATCCGCTTAAATACACTTAGCAAATCTTACACAAAGAGAATGGATTCCGATAATATGTATGATTCCTTCCCTGCCTTTGATATTGGCGATAGAGCAGGAACGAGAGATAATAAATCAAATTTAGAAGGCGTTCAATCAATGTATGTCATGGTGGACATTGATAATCTCAGCGCAGAAGGAAATACTATCGTCAAAACCGCTACTGGAAGAGAAACCATTCTTTCAGGATTTACTGGAAACTTTTGCGTTTCGGATGGAGAAAAGGTTATTGAGACTGAAATTACTGGAACGGACTTAGGCGACGATATAGGCCACTATTTGGAGTTTGCCGAAATTTCAAAATTAGATGGAATTGTTTCTGTTTCGGAAACCTTTGAATTACAGGTGAACGGTGATGTTGAGGAAGGGCAGACGAGAGCCATTATTGGTGCAAATATTTCTATTGCTCCTGAAACAGAAGATATTATTGAAGAGTTGCTCATTGAAAATGATATTACCCACACTTTAACAAAAGAAACCTATAAGGTTATTTCTTCTCCAAACTTTCAAGGCAACACTCTATTTGGCACTCTTAACTATTTCTTGGGCCTTAAGGACAAAAGAATGGTAAATGTTTCAGGTAGTGTTGAGATTCAATCTGCCAATTCTTCGGACTTTGCTTCTAAATATACCTTTGACGACGACAACATTACTGATGTAGAAGTAAGCAAATCAAACTTTGATTACTATAACCATATTACAGTCTATGGTCAAAGGCACAAGGAGACTCGTAGGGACTTCCGAGCAATCAAGAAAAGGGGAAAGAAGTCCTTAGAAGTATTCAATAGCAAACTCACGACTCAAGAAGATGTTTCAAATGAAGCAACGAACCTACTAAAAATCCATACCACTTTGAACAATATTGTTTCTTTTAAGATTAATAACTCCGATGTAGGAACAGTCGGCGTAGGTGATGTCATTACCCTTGAATCAAAATTCGTTGGCATTGAAAGAAACCAATACATTGTTTTGGACATTGTTCATTCATTTACAGGCTTGGTTGAGTTAAGAGTTGGCCGCTACTTCAACGGATTAGAAGATGTTCTTTCCGATATTCTCGCCAATTCTTCTCAAACTAATTCTTACTTGAGGCAATCTGAATTTAACACAAATGAAAACGCATATGATTTCTTAGAAGAATTGACTATTACCGAGGTCTAT